GGGTAGAATCGGCGTTATTATCCACAACCGAAGTCGTGCCGTTTACTATTGCCGTAACCTGTAAGAAGCTGCCCAACATGCCCGCCGTGTTTCTGTATAAAAACAATTCATTCACACCCGCACTTGTGGGATAAACAGGAATGCCTGAGACGTTGACTTCTCCGCTCGTTATCGAAACGGCAGTACAAGGCGTACCGAGATTGCTTTCAATCTGCGCGCTATTGACACCCGTCACCACGTATTGGTACTGGCCGTTCAAAAGTCCGGTTCCCGCGCAAGCCGCGCTGACCACTCCGACCGGGGCGCTGACTCCAAAGCGGGTAAAAGCCGTGCCATCCCATTTATAAGGTATTGCGTACCCGTTTGTCATCATTAATTTATTTTGAACCGTCAGAAAACAGACATCAATACCCGTTGAAAATATCCCCGTTGACCCAGCGACTGGAGAAAACCCGGTCCCGGCTTGATACCAGAGCGTGGCATTGCACATAGCCACCAAATAAGACGTGAGATTGTTTAACCTGTACGCCGTTATGCCATCAATGGGAGCGCTTGCAATGGCCGAATATGGCGTGGCCTGTCCGTTGCGCGTGCCCACGGCCCCGAAATTGTCAAAAACGACGTTCAATAGGCTTGGCGACTGGTTAGGAGGCAGGGCCGAAGGCGCAGCCTTTGTATTTAAGCCGCCATCGAAGACCGGAATTTCGGTTTGATACTTCATTTTTATATCATGCCCGGATAAACTGACGGGAAACGATCGCCGTCCTTAACCATGTAAAGCCTGTCGCTCGATTTAGACTTGTTCCATGAACTTATTGCCTCTTGTAAATTCTTCTCGAAATTGTCCTTGTAAAAAGCGGCCCTGTTGTCTTCCTGGTCCTTTGAAAACATGCGGTACAAACAGTAATCCTCGAATAAATGATGGAACAATTGAGGGACCGTGAAAGACGTAGAGCCGGAATTACATAATGTGGGCTGAACAATCGTCCACATTACCACTTTTTCGGCCAAGTTGGGAGTTGGATAAAAGCCTATTATTGAGCCGTAAAGATAATAAGCATAGGGCTGCGCTTGCGCGATTGGGTTTCCGTAAGACTGGCCTTCCTGATTTTCCAGTTCCCGGAAATCAATTTTTTTCAGGCGCACGTAATCCCATTGAACACGCTTGACAAATAATATGTTTGCGGGAAGCGTGTATTCCGCCGTGCCGATTATCGTATTAATGCTTGCGTCTGTCGATTCCGCGCACTCCGTAGTATTGTTTATCTTGGTTTCGGCTTCCCACAAGTATTGATATATTTCCGCATCGGTACAAAAATTCGCCGTTGGTTCATTGAATTGCGCCCTAATTGACGCCAGTATCTGTGCCGGTGTCATGTTTCGCTTCCTTTTTCGGTTTCGGACCGGGCTTTTTGTTTCGTATTAATGCCTCTAATTCCGCAAGCTTCGCTCTCAATTCCGCAATTTCATTTTCGTTTTCCGCAGAAGGAGCGTCGTCTTTTTTCCTGTGCGTCTTCAAATGTTGAAATAACAGGGAATCATTGCCGAAACTCTCACCGCACATATTGCAGATTTTCATATCGGCTTTGTCTTCTCCGGGCAAATCTTCAACTTCAACAATTTTCTTAACACCCTTACCCGGATATTTGCCCTTGAATTCAGCAGCATCATAAATTCCCATGAGCACGAATTGACCCGACGGAATGACGATTTCTTTGCCCTTAAACATTTCCCTGTATTCCGCCGTTCCTTTGTTCCAAACCTTTGACTTACGCATAAAAACTCCTTTTGGTGAAAAAATTAAACCGAACTACTATTATCAAGCGTATTCAATTTACGCCCTATTGAACCTATGGTAATACCTGAATTGTCAGCCGTATCGTCAGGCCCGACAACCGCACTCGACATGTTGGCTTTAAAATCAGATAACCAGGGATTAACGGCTTTTTTATTGCCCCCCAAAGCGCCAATAAGAGCGCCTAACGCCGTACCTACTACGCCGCCAACAACATTTCCAATTCCGGGAATAACCGAACCGGCTTCAAATCCAAGCGACGCACCAGTTGAGGCACCTTCGGCAGCACCAGTTAAAGACATACGTCCCCCTATTGGTGTTTGTGCACAACCGGCGTATAGCCCGCAGCCGTAGCATTCATGTTAAATTCCAGTTGAATGTAATTCCAAAAATTAGCAACTGGAAGTTGAACCATAACGTTACCGGTGCTGTACGGTAATTCCCAATTGTAAACACCCGTCGCGCCGGAATAGTTGCCCATCATTGCCAAGCGCCGAAAGGTTGACGTCACCGCCGTAGGAGAACCGCGAACGTACATATTGCCGGAAGTTAAGGTCATGCCAACGCTAAACGTCGGCAATTCCACCCACACGGAGTTGGCACCCCTGACATCAATGGGAACCGTGATACTGGCCGCGCTGACCATAGGCACGGATGTTGCTTGATTGCCATATAAACCGTAAGACATACGGCCCCCTTATTTGCCAAACGCTATTACATTGTAGGTGTCGCCGGCAACCGCCGACGTGATGTTGACCTGACCACTGGTTACGTTAAATGCCCACGCCGCTGTGGTCGCCGTCGCGGGACCCACCATTGCAAATTTCACATATGAAAGGCCGCAAGCAGTTGTCGCGGTTGTCGCGCCCGTGGTAACGATACCGAACGTCACCCTTTCGTTTCCGTATACGGTCCCCGCCGTGACCGCGCTATAAGAGATAGCCATAATTACTCCTTGTTAAAACAGTAAGATTTTTGAATTGTTTTCGTATAAATTCTTCATGGTCTTGTGCTGATTAAACGACCACAAAAACGATTTCAGCGGCATTTGTTGAATGGTCTTCACATTACCACCCGGATACGCGCCCAATATGCCGCCCTCGGTGCAATTATAAAACAGGTGCGGATTATCACCTTGACCACCCAAAGACAGGAATTCAAACCATTTCGCAAAATTCTGATATGACGGCCACGTAAACACCCTATTGCCGAAAACGTCCGTACACGCTATCAGTCCATTAAACTGGTTATCGTAAGGACTGTCCCAGGAATGGAATTTCTTTTTAGGCGAAAAACAGAAATCGGCACCGGAGAGCGCAATAGGACACGCGCCCAAAATCGCACGAGCGAAATAGTACGATGCACCCAGCGCATTGCCGCCGACGTTAAAATACAGATGAAAGCCGAGTTTGTCGCACTCAGCCTGGAATTCAGGATCGGGAACTATGGTATTGTACCATAAAACGCGGCCCCGCCACTTTTCAAGAAGTTTGGGATTAGCAACCAGCGGCGCGACAAGAGTTCTGTCTTTTGACAATTCCCAATAGCGGTCTTCCGATTGCTTACCACCCTGTAAGGTTTCGCCCACCGTTATTTCCTGACTATCCAAAGTCACGTAATAATCGGCAGGCGTGCCCTTGTCTTCCAAGAAAGCGTAACTGTGCAGACACGCGACCAAGCCCACGCTCTCCTTAGTTTTCAGTGCGTCCACGTTAATTTTCAGCGACGGACCCGACCCCGCGCAAATCACGGGCTTGTACGCAAAGCGGGCGTAATCATTCATTGCCGAATTCGCTTTTATATCGAATTTAGCGGCGTTAGCTTTCAAATGCGCCGTCCATTGCGGCTTGAATGACTTCACCGTTACCACATCACCCGTACACGCCTGCGCGTAAAGCGTCTCTTTGGGAATCGGAGGCTCGATATAGGGTTGATACAGTAAATCATCCCTGGTAATCGCTAATTCCAGTTGTTGTTTAAGCGCCGCATTTTCGTTTTGAAGCGCTAGCACAACGGGATTAATTACCTGCAAATCCGCCGGATCGACCTTAACGTCAGGGGCCGTATCGTTTGCGCCCGTCACTGTTCCCACATTTCCAATCGTGTCCATAATTCCTATTCTCCTTTGGTAAAGATAGGTTAGAGTTAATATTGTGAAGGCTTTCGAGCGGGCGAGCCTTCACCAAAGGAGGCTGCACCCGCCCTACGGCCCTTTTTCCGTTAAGCAGACGGGAAGCTGAAAGCCGCCAGAATGCTTGTTGCCGATGCCGCACTCGTAAGCGAGCGCCCGACAACGGTAACCGGCGTTCCAGCCGTTCCGCCAGACGCCGCATACGTCCAGTTCAGTAACAGACCAGATGTAGATACGGCCAACAGGTTTGCCGTGCTGACGGCGGACACGTTGTAGCCGCGCCCTACACCCTGTTGCATGACCCAGCCGTACGTACTTGTGGTCATAGTCGTGTTCTGGATCACGCCAAAAGCATAATCGCCAACCGACATTGACGTTGTTACCGAGTACCCGCTTCCACCCGAAACAAGGTTAACGCATTGTCCGGGTACAGCCGACGCAGGCGCCGTGCCGTCCATGAACATGTAAATGTACTTGTTTCCGCTTTCCCATCTTTGAGAACCCAACTGTACGGTATTGGTTGCCGTTACGGACGAAACCGATTCGCTCCACAGGTTTGGGTTTTGATATAATGTTCCTGGCATGTTATGCCCCTTTCTAAAATTTGATTATTCTGTTTACGCCGTCAAAGCCGTCATTGTGCCCATCATACGCGGGTTATCCACAACCAACGCGCCAGCCCAATAAATCTTCGCGCTTGAAACGTTCTGATTCGTGGGCTTGATAAAAGGCTCGAAACGGAAATCTTCGTCTTTGTGTACGAACAGGTGAATGTAGTCCTCATTAATCGCAAACAGATAACCGGTTGGGCAGTTATTATCCACGACGTAGGGCTTGCCTTCAAACATGAGGTTGACGAAGCCCGCGTTCGCGGTTTCGCTATCCATGAACCGCTGTTGCGGTTGAAGCAGGCCGTATAAGGAATCGTAAAATGTCTGCGTAGTCACGATTACCGACGGCTTGTCGGAACCGATTGTGCATTTGCCGATAAGCGTTCGCAGTGACGGAATCGACAAGGTTGTGGTCGTGCTGTCAACCTGCGCGGCCCACCACGAATACGTGCTATCGCTGATCGAGCCGTAAGAACGGGCGGACGAAATCGCGGTTTCAAGTCCAACGATCTGGACGTTCGCCGTCGTGCCCGTATAAAGCGCGGAGCCGAGGTTGTTTGCCATCGTTTTTTCCGCAAGCTGGACTTTCGACTTGACGAAATTAACGATTTGCTCGCGTCCGCTGTTTTTCAATTCGTCGGTCCGGCTTACCGTAATGTTGGCATACAAAAACGCCCAATCGAAAATCGCGTTGTCGATCTGGTCATTTGCCGTTGTATTGAGTGTATCGGAACCCGTATACCAGCCCGATGCGGTTGTCGTGGCATACGCGACCGGCTGTATAATCTGCGTTCCGCCGTCAATTTTCTCCATCCATTTCTGCTTTCCCCGTTGAAGCAGGACGTTTGACTTGAAGATATTATCCACAAGTTTGGGCACGAAGTATTTCTGCGTTATCGCGCCTACTTCGCCGTAGTTGATCGTCGCCATAATTCACTCCTTATTGTTGCACCCCCGCAAGGAGTTCAGCCGGATCGAGCTTATTCCACGGCGTATTATGGACATCAATTGTTTTCTTAGGAGCGCCCTGAGTGCCGATAGAAGAAACTATGCCCTTACGGGCATTATCTGCCTGCTGATCCGCCATTTGTTTTCTTGTCAGCGCTTCCGTATTGGTTTTAATGTGGTCGAATCTGAGCATTTTATACACGTCTTCCAAGTTTGTCAGGCCCGTATCGTGGGCTTTCTTCAAAACCTGAAAAAGCAGGGTTCCGCTTCCGGCGTCAGTATTCCAGTCCTCGTCTTTGTACTTTGCCTGCAAAGACTGGATTTCCTGGTCCAACAATTTGTCTTCTTTTTCCTCCTTGATTTGCTGAAATTCGTGTTCGAGACCGTCAACACGCTCTAATTTCTGCAAAATTTCGGGAGGCAACGTCTGGATTTGCTGTTGCTGTTGAGCTGTAGCCGTTCCTTGCTGTGTCTGTTGATAAAGTTCAATGATTTTGTTTTTGAACTGAGGATTTTTTTCAAAAGCCTCGTTCAATTGCTGATACTGAGCCACTTGGGCCGCTTGTTTCTCAAGTTCAGCTTTTTGCTTATTCAATTCCGCGGCTTTTTGAGAATAGCCATATCCCTGATTAGCCCATGTCAGAAGATTTTCTCTATTCTTTGGCAGCACCTTCTGTCCGTTAACGGTGAGCGCCCATTCTTCGGGGTTCCACGTTCCGGTTGTAGAAGCTACTTGTGCACTACCGGCCTGAGTGCCTGCATCACCCGCATTGCCCGGTTGTTCCAATGACTGAGCATTGGGATCGGCCAGCGCGTCGCCTGCTGCTTGTTCGTATCCGGCGTTTTCATCTCCAATAGCCATAAAATTCTCCTTATTCCTTTGGTGAAAAAGTTAAAAATTACCTTGCGCCCGACAGATTGTTGCCGGTCCACTCGTTATCGTGGATCGGCGTAAAGCCCTCGCCCGAATAATCGTGCTTAACCGGGTCGCGATTGACCAGTTTATCGGGATCAACGGAAATGGTTGTACTCACATCATCACCGCTGCCGCCGTCAGCGAAAACGAACTTATTTCCGCCACCCTGACTTCCGGGTTCGGAAGGCGTGGATTTTGTGCTGCTGCCGATGAGGTCGTTTTCACCGCCACCGACAAATGAAACTCCATTGTTTGCCATAAAAAACTCCTTTATATCATAGGTTTTGCGTTGGGATTTCCCGCCGCGTTCATTGGACTTGTTGAATTTGCCCCAGGACCGCCCGGAGGAGGTCCAGGAGGCGCTCCGGGAGCAGGGGCCGCACTACCGGCACCAGGAGCAGGAGGAGGCCCGCCCGCGCCCTGGCCGCCCGATTGCTGCACTGCCTGCACAAATTGCATAAAAGCCGATTTAATGGCGTCAAAGCCCGGTTCTTTCTTGGCTTCCAGTGCCTGCACCCATGCGCTCATGGTTTGCAAGGCCTGCATTACCGGATTTTGTTGTGCCACTTTTGCCGCATCGGGACTTCCGGGAGCAGGAGTATTCATTTCCGGCATTGCGCTTGCTTCCGGGTATTTACTGTTGCTGATTGGAGGCATATAATTGACCCTCTTTCTGCATTCTTCGATTTATCGCGTCTTTGTCCACCTTTTTACCCGCCGCCATTTTCGCGGTTTTGGGTAAATTCAGGAATTGCTTATCAATATCGGCCTGTTGGTCCTGTTGTTGCTTGAACGGATTAACAGGGTCGTCTTGTGTTGTGCTTGTGGTTTCAAGTGGCACAGGTTTATCTCCCGGCCATTTGTTGCTGTTGAAGTTGACGCTGTAAAGCCGCCTGTTGCGCTTGCATTGCCTGCATATTCCCGTTCATTTGCCCGGATTGCATTTGTTGCATTTGCCGTTGTAACGCTCCCTGAGACGCCTGCCCAAACGCCCCTGGAATTACCTGACCATTCGGATTTGGAGGCATTGCCGCACCAGCGGCTTGAACAGGCGGAGCAGGAGGTTGAACTGGTTGTGGTGCCGCAATTGGAGCCGGAGGAGCACCCGCAGGACGTTGCGGCCAAACCTGATTACCGTTCATTTGACCCGGTACTGGTACAGGTCGATTAGGAATTTTCCCAAACCGACGCCGGGCTTCTTCTTGTCTCTGCTGGTTTGCATTTATGTTTCCAGCCTGCCCCTGTTGCGGATTATTTCCAACCATACCCGATTGCATCATATTCATTCTATTGCCCTCCCGGAGGCGGAGGCGAACCAGCGGCCTGGGCCGCCGCAGCTTGAGCCGCTTCCTGTTTCATACGTGTCATTATTTTGTCCTTATCTTTCCACTGCAAAGTATCAAGCAAACTCTCTTGATCTATTGCCTTTTTATCGAATAAATCCAATGCCAGATTAGACCGCTGGTCCTTCTGGAAAGGAAGCGCGGTCCCCGACTGTACCTCAATATCGAAAATGCCTTTCGTAGGTATGCTTTCCGTCCAGTCCTGTTGCATGATGTATTTGCGATTGGCTTCGTCAAACGTGTACGCCCGCTTAGTTACCGAATAATTGTCGGCATCCGGTTGTTTGAAATAGAATTCGAGAAAATCCGGCCATTGCTGTTGTTTCTGGCTGACCTTTGCAATGCGCGGCTGCACATAATACTGCATCATGGTGTTAACGACCAGATAACCGAGCTGGGTTAGGGATACCTGTAGATTGCGCTCCTTGAGCCTGATCCGCGTTTGTGCGGCTTCCTGTAGCGTGCTGATTGCCTTTGCCGCCGTTATGCCTATGGGTTTACGGCCCTGAGTGACATCATGCAGGCCCGAAATCTGATCAATCATTTTCTGCATTTCACCGTAAAACTGGAATATGTATTCCGGTATCGGAGGAGCCTGATCCCGTCTAACTTCGGTATTGGGATTTTTAATTATTACCTGGCCGACCGTATTCGTGAGCAAATCCGCATCAACGCCGCTATTGGTATCGCATATCCACACCGGATTACCAAGCATGTTCAGGCAATCGAAAATCACGGCCACGGTTTTGTTCAGCATCTTTTGGGGCTCGTACAATTGCCCTATTTCACCATCACCGTAGAATTTATTGGGCCTGGACATATCGACAAAGCGCACGAATGGAAATTTGCCATCCTTACGCGGGCTTTCCGCACTCTGCAACAATACCCTGTCACTGGTAACGCTGATTATTTTGCCGTGAGGATACCGCTTTTTCATCACCGTTTCGGGGACATGGGTGTCTTTGTTCTCCTGTTCAACTTGTTCAAGCGTAGTATCCATAATCCACATTTCAAAGAATTCCACTACCCGCGAATCATCGTAGCCATACCCGGGTTGTTGCGGAATGTTCTTTTCTTTCTTGTCGATTGGGCTGACAACCATTATCTGGCCGTCATAGGAATTGGTCTGCTTTTCAGACTTGCTTTTTTCTTCTCCAGTTGCCTTAATAACATCTGCTTTTTCAGGGAATAGGCGTCGCAATTCACCCAAAGGCTTACACATTCGATGGATAACCCACCGACAATTTTTATTAAAATCAATAGCATCTTTTGGAACCCAAACATCACGCGGATCAATGTCGTCAACGCGAACGTCTCCCAGGCCATTTTCAAGTTCCTCATCCCATATCACCTTCTGTATGCCAACGTGATAAAACATAGACTGCGTAATGGTGTCAACGAGCGTTAAATTCATGCCCCGATACGTCCACCAGTAATGAATTATATCGCTGAGAATATCGGCGAAATCGTAATCCTGGGGAGCTTTGGCGTTAATGTCGAAACCGGGTTGCGCGTCGGTAAGGATAGGCACCATTGATTGAATTGCTTGCCGGATAACGTTCACGACCGGCATTGACTTGCCTTCTGAGCGTTTAACTTCCCATTGATCCCCGTCGTAATAGCGTTCCCACTTGTCCCAGTGTTTATCATATTTTGACCGAAATTGTTTGCCTTCACCGAGGCACTTAAAAAGCAAGTCAATGTCTTTTTTCTCGTCAGGATTGGGAGCGTAGTATTCACTTTGCCGGGAGTCGTTTAGTTCCGGGTTGGTTGCGGGCTGTCCGTTGAGGTCAAGTAACGCCATAGAAATAAAAAAGGCCGATATGAGTGTATGACCCATACCGGCCAAAAATAAAACGGAAATAATTCGTTCCCCTCACCCGGCCAGGCTCAGGGAATCTATCAATCAATCACAATATAACACTTAAATAATTAAATTGCAATAAAAATAATTAATTACTCTTTTATTGCTTCGTCAAATGCTCCACGTGGAACATCGTAATTACTGAATTTCGGTTCTAATTTAGGCTTTTCGTTACCGATTTCCACAATATCCCTGCCATTCTCATCCCTGATCCTGCGCTTGGCGTGGGCAATATCTTTCTTGTTGCCAATGTAACACCCCAAGCCGGGATCGTAATAACCAAGCGTAGATACCGCGACTTGCGGGGCGGTCCATACA